AGTCAGGCAGCGGCAATTCAGGAGTGGTCAACCCATGACGGTAAGAAAACTGGACGAAGACGGCGACTTGGCGCTCGGCAAGGATCAATTCCTGACCGGATACACCGCCGAAGAGGTCGCGCAGAACGTGCTGACCCGCCTCAAGTTTTTCCTGGGCGAGTGGTTCCTCGACACCACCGACGGTACCGACTGGTTCGGCAGCGTCCTTGGCAAAGGCTCGGCCCTGGCATCGCGCGAATCAGTGATCCGTCGCCGAATCCTACTGACCCCAGGCTGCGCCGGCATGACGGCCTTTAGCATGATCACGGACATAGCTACGCGGCAGCTCACGGTGAGCGCGTCAATCGTCAGCAGCTCAGGCGATAGCGCCGAAATCAATTATGTGCAGGCGGTTATCTAATGGCTGAAATCACCGAACAAGGCATCACGGGGCGCTCGCTCAACGAGTACCTGAGCGACATCGAGACAAGAACGCTGGCGATCGATCCGGCCTGGAATATAGACCCAGATTCACCCGACGGGCAGCGCATCGGCATCGACGCCGAACTGCTGGCCAACCTGGACGAGGCCGTTGTTGCGGCCTACCGCAGCAAAGACCCTGACAGCGCTACCGGCGAGGCCTTGCGCGATATCGGGAAAATCTCGGGTGTGCCGATCCGTGACGCGACCTATTCCGTCGCCGCCATCACCGTAGGCGGCCAGCCCGGCACCCCTATCCCTGCCGGATCGCAGATCCGAAGTCGTATCGACAACACGCAATGGCTGACCACGGCGCAGATTGTCATTGGCGCCGGCCAGACCGCGACGGGCTTTGCCGTCTGCTCGACGCCTGGACGCGTCCTGGCTTCTGCGGGCGAGCTGACCATTATTGGTACGCCGTTGGGCGGATGGTCGTCGGTCACCAATGCTGAGGCGACCCCAGGCGATGATGCTGAGAGTGACAATGATTTCAGGCAGAGGCGAAATCGCTCGGTATCGCTGCCCGGTAGCAACATGCGGGACAACATGGAGGCGAATATCGCCAACGTGCCCGGCGTGACCGACGTTAAAGTCCTGGAAAATTCGGAGGTAGCGCCGGCTGACCTTGATGGCATTCCAGTCAATTGCATCGCGATCATCGTCAACGGCGGAACCGATGCCGACATTGGCTTGGCCATGTACGAAAAGAAAAACCCTGGCTGCGGCATGTTCCCCCGCTACAACCAGAAGGCTGACACCTGGATCGATGCCCCTGGCGCAAATGGCGTAAAGGTCAGCGTAACCTCCCCGAAGACCGGCAATATCGCCATCATGACCTTTCAACGTGCTATCGGCCTACCGGTATTCGTGGCGGTCAACGTCAAGAAAAAAGGCAGCCTGCCCGACGACATTGGGGCGCAGATCCAGCAAGCAATCATTGCGGACTCGACCAAGGGGCTGTTTGCCGGAGAAACGACGGACGGGTTCAACAAGAACGGCTATGACATTGGCGAGACTGTTCCGGTTGGCCGTCTGTATACGCCAGTCAACAAGGTTCTTGGAAAATACGGCGACAGCTACATCGTCACGCTGACGATTGGCTTGAGTGCGGTCGCCCAGGGATTGACGCCGATCCAGCCGACAGTCACCCAGCTCGCCACCTTTGACGCCGATAACATCGCGGTCACGGTGACCCCATGAATATGGATCACGTCGAGCGCGCCAAGTCTCGCATTATCAACCAGTACCGTGAAAAGCCACGTCTGGGCAGGTGGCTGACCCTGCTCCCTGAGATCGCAAACGAGCAAATCGAAAAGGCGCTCGACCAGCTCTACGGCAGCTACGACGTAGACACTGTGACCGGCGAACTACTCAATGTCGTCGGGCGTATCGTCGGCGTACCGCGGCCAATTCTTCGCGGAGCGGCCTACGACGTGTTCGGCTATGCCGGCAACGACAGCTACACCAACTACAACGTTGCGCCGTATATCGGTGACGGCGCCGTGGTCGATGCGCCGCTGAACAATGACCTGTACCGAAAGTTGATCAAGGCCAAGATCGCCAGAAACATCAGTGACGGCACAATCGACAGCATCATCCAGGTGGTGCAAATCATCATTGGCGTCAAGGTAACCGCCCTGGTCGATAACGGTGACATGTCGTTCGACATTGGTGTCGCCTCGGAACTGGACAACACAACCCTTTACCTCCTGAACAACTTCGATTTGATCCCGCGCCCGCAAGGCGTGCGGCTTGGCGAGCTTTTTGTAATGCCGTCGAATATTTCAGAGGTCGAGCAAACCTCGCAGCACATTTACGACTACGCAAACGTGACCCTTCCCGGAGATTTAGCCTAATGGCACGACAGCCTTTTAATACGCGCTGGGCTCAGGGCGTGGAATCGCAGAACAGCGCGAACTCTTTTCAAGCGCCTGGCGATACGCGACTAAACACTGGCTGGGAAGGCGGCCAAGACAAGGATGCGCCGCCGGCCGGGCAGGAGAACTGGTGGCATAACCGGGTTGACAGCGCCCTGCAGGATCTGGAGCGCCGGGGCGCCATGACCTGGCACCCTCAGGCGATTTACGACAAGGGCGCGCCATGCTACGCCGATGATGGCTACTACTATGAATCGCTTTCAGACCTCAATTCCGGCCATAGCCCATTGTCCAGTTCAGTTTTCTGGCGTCAGCTTGGCCAGTCGCTGTACTCCAGCTTCAGTGTCGGTGAGTACAAGGATGTTGCACACAACGGAACACCCGACTCTGGCTGGCTCAAGTCAAACGGCGCGCTACTGCTTCGCACGGCGTACCCAAAGCTGTTCGCAAAAATAGGCACGACCTACAACGTCGGCGGCGAGCTGAGCACGCAATTTCGACTTCCCGACTGGCGCGGGGCCTTCCCGCGTTGCCTGGATGATGGGCGCGGGATCGATAGCGGCAGAAGCCTGAGCAATACGCTGCAGGCCAGTCAGAACCTGGCGCACTCGCACCCCGCGACAGCTGTGGAAGCTGGCGAGCACGTCCACACGCTCAGCATTCCTCGCGAGCGAATCGATTCGCCCATTGTTCCTTCGGGTGGCAACGCTGTCCTGGGTGACGAGCAGGGTGACGGCATCCAAACCATGACCACCTCATCGAACGGCAACCACACCCACGCCATCAGCATCGGCTCCAATGGCGGCACCGAAGCCCGCTCAATCAACCTCGCCCAAGTACGATGGATTCGCTACCTATGAGCCAAAAGACTGTTTACCAATATGACGCCAATGGCTGGTACATGGGCGAGACGCTGGCCGATGCCGATCCCGTGGTGGTTGGCAACTGGCTGCTTCCAGCCCGAACCACCGAGGTCAAACCGCCATTGTTCACCGGCGGAAAGCTACCCAAATGGGTCGGCTACAAGTGGAAGCTCATCAACCCGTAGGTGCAGATATGGAAAGGCCTCGCAAGCGCCGCTTCACGGACAAGATGGAGGCGTTCTGCCTCGTCTACATGGAGACGAATAACGCTTCCGAGGCCTATCGCCGGTCCTACAACGTCACCAACATGGCAGAGAAGACAGCGGCTCGAGAGAGCTGGATCGTCTTGCAAAAGCCGCAGGTTCAGGCCCGGATCGCCGAGCTAAGGGAAGCAGTCATGGATAGGCACCAGATCACCGTCGATACTCTACTGGCGGAACTGGAGGAGGCGCGCACGGCCGCCCTTGCTGCCGAGACACCTCAAACATCGGCGGCTGTCTCGGCCACCATGGGCAAAGCCAAGCTGCTCGGTCTGGACAAAAAGATCGTTGAAATCACCGGCAAGAATGGCGGTGCTATCGAAACGAAGTCGCGAGTCACGGTGGACAAGAAGACCCTCGAATCTATGCTTGATCGCCTATGAGTGCGCTTCTCGACTGGGATTCAATGAGTCGGGAGGAGAAGGAAGCGTCAAAACTGATCAGCGAGCATTCCCCGCTTGCCTTCATGCGCGTCTTCTTCCAGATCAACCAGGGGATGAAGTTTCTTTGCAACTGGCACCATCGCTACATGGACTACACGGCCAAGCAGGTCCTGGCCGGCGAGCTTAAAAACGTCGTTTTCAACATGCCCCCGGGCGGCACCAAGACCGAATACTGGTCGATCCACCTGCCAGCCTACGTAATGACCAAGTTCGATCGTACGCGCAACCTGAGCGTGTCCTACTCGAAATCTCTGGTCGAAGAGAACTCCAATCGCATCAAGTCGATCATCACCAGCTCCGAATACCAGGAGCTGTGGCCATGCGAACTGGGCAAGGCCGACGTTGCCAACTGGATCATCACCGACGAGAACGGGCGCAACAAACACCAGATATTCAGTCGCTCCACCGGTGGACAGATCACTGGTGTGCGTGGCGGCTATATTTCCGAGGGCTTCACTGGGTTCATCAACCTGGATGACCCGGAAAAGGCCGACAGCGCATTCAGCGCGACCATGCGGGCCAAGGCTCAGCGAATTGTCACCAACACCTTGCGCAGTCGCCGGGCATCCCCGGATACCCCGGTGATCTGTACCCAGCAGCGTCTGCACACGGATGATGTGTCGGGCTTCCTGCTCAAGGGCGGCATGGGTCTGGACTTCAGCCACATCAAAGTCCCGGCGCTGGTCACCCGCGAATACATCGCAAGCCTGCCGGACGAGATCCGCGAACACGCCGAGCGTGACGTTTTTAGCGGTCCCTCAATCGTCCGTGGGGGCGTCGAATACTGGTCCTACTGGCCAGCCAAAGAAACCGTCGCCGACTTGATGGCGCTGTGGGACCGCGACCCGTACACCATGGTCAGTCAGTACCAGCAGGAGCCGGTGGCACTGAGCGGCGGCATGATCGATGCCGACTGGTTCAAGACCTACCAGCAATTGCCTTTCCTGGTCTGGCGCGGCGTGTATGTCGACACCGCGCAGAAGACCGGCGAGCAGCACGACTACTCGGTCTTCAGCCATTGCGGCCTGGGCGTCGACGGGAACCTGTACATCATCGAGGTTCATCGCGGCAAATACGACGCGGGCGACCTTGAGGCAACTGCTCTGCGCCTATGGCAGCAGTGGAAACCGTGGGACCAGTTCCGCCCGGCGGCCTTGCGCTACATGCGCGTGGAGGATAAGTCGAGCGGCACCGGCCTGATCCAAACCATCAGCAAGAAGGGTGGCATCCCGATCGAGGCTCAGCCGCGCGGCCCGGCGGCGAACAAGGTCACCAGGTGCATGGATGCTGTGCCCTGGTTCAAATCGGGGCGGGTGTTCGTGCCTGCCATCTACGACGATCAGGGCTGCAAGATCGAGCACGTCCGCGACCACCGCGGCGAGATCGTTGCCCAGACCGACTGGGTAGCACCTTTCCTGACGGAAGCCTCGGCCTTCACGGCTGACGATACCCATGCTCACGATGACCAGGTCGACACCATCTTCGACGCGGTCGCCGACATGCTGATCAGCAACGGCGGCGAATTCTTCTCCAGTAACTGGCTGTAACCCCACCCGAAATCTTTCGCTGACCAAATCTGGTCGCGCTCATAAAATTCGCCTCAAGGAAATGCAAATGACTGACCAGACCCAGCGGCTTGAGATCGCCACGGTTAAGGCGGAAGTTGGTAGCAATATCGTCTATCGCTTCGCAAATGATGGGGCGGCGGCCGCGCAGATCCCTACCGACTCCGGGGACATCAAAAACCTGGCGCAGGTTGTCATCGATATTCAGCAGGATGGCGCCGACAAGATCAGCTTCGCCACGACCATTTACTCGACGACCGCCGCCGGCATCGCTGCAACGACAAACGGGGCGATTTTTCTTGTAAAGTCTAACGAGGCTGACGAAATTTATGCTGTATGGCAGAACGTCGGCGGCGTAGCGATCGACACGGGAAAGCGCGCCATGGCGGCGCAGGCAATTCAAGACGCCATGCAATCTGCAACGGAGGCGGCGAATGCGGCAGAGGATAGTGCTGATCTTGCCACAGCTCGCACAGCACGCTTCCTGGCGTCCGTCTCGACCCCTCCAGTCATCCGCGACGATGGCACGCCGCTACAGCTTGGTGACCGCTACCTCAGTACCGTGAATCAGGCCGAGTACATCTACAAGGCGTACGGCTGGGCTGCGAACGACAGCCTGGTGGCGATTGATGACTTGGAGGCGCTTATTACTATAGAGCCATCGGATGGAAAGGTCCCTAAGTCTGGTTCAGACGGAAAACTTGTAGAGGGGTGGCTTCCTGACTCTGTAATCCAGGCTGGTTCTGGCGTGAACCTGCTGCCAAGCACGGTCTCGGTGTTCGGTCAAACGCTGCCTCGCCTCGGGTTTGCAACTGGCACCGACATCACCACGGAGGCATCCAGTAACTCCAAGGCTGGTTTTCTACTGAAGGTCGAGGCGGTTACTTCTGGCATAGGCTGGTTCCGGCTGGCGGAATCCAGCACTGACTTCAACTTGGCGCTCGCAGCTTCTGCCAGCTACATCTTTTCGCTGGACGCTTTCGGCGATGTCGCGCACAGCATCGAGCCGCGTCTGCGCTACAACAACACCGCCGGCGGAATCAGCGAGATCTCGCTGGGGGTAATCGCCATCACCACTACCGCCGCCCGCTACTCGGTGGTGCTCAATGTTCCGGCTGCCTTCGCTGGCACCGGCCACCTCACGATCTATTCGCAGGCGACGGCAGCGACCGGTGTAACTTGGTTCGACGGCTTTATGCTGGAGCGCAAGATCGGCAGCCGCTCGACGCCGAGCCAATTTCAGCCAGGGTCTTCCACTCGCAGCGAGGCGGCTCAAGTAAGTCGCGCCATAGTGTCTGGAAGCCCCAAACTGCCCGATGGGTTCATTCAAACCAACCTGCTTCTCCAGCAGGCCATCAAGTTGGGCATGGACCCTTCCGGCAACTGGACGATCTCCCAGGGCTTCACCTACGACGCCAAGATCCGCCGCATGTATGTGTCTTGGGACCGCGCAGGAACCAGTGGCTCTGAGGTGATCATTTCCCGGCACCGCGAAGACGGCACCTTTGAATTACGCTCGGCCATTTCGTCCAGCCTTATCACGCACGGCCAGGACCTGGGTCACGCCTACTACAACAACACGCTCTATCTGTTCACCACATCGGCAGACGGAAAGGGCATTACCGTGTTTTTGCCGCCCAGCGTGGATGGCGCAGCCCTGTCCGGCGTTAGAACGTTCAAGCTCTGCCCTGATAGCTACGTACTGGCATTCCCCAACGAGTCGTCGGACTTCAAGTCAGTGGTTATCAACGCTTACGACGGCGGTCGCACCAACAACCCGTACTACTCGCGCATCTTCGATTTCCAGCGTCTTATGGCTGGCGCGGAGGGTGATCGCTCGACTGAATTTGAGCGCGAAATCAATATTGGGCCTGTTGCCGAGTACAGCAGCGGAAGCAAAAACACGCTCCAGTCGGTTACGACGGACGGCGTTTATCTGTACACACTCACCAGTACGGATCAGATGGCCGACCCTGCATATCTGTCCGCATTCAGTGTGACCACTGGGCGCCGGGTGTATCGAAATCAGCTCAATGTTGGCGGCCTGCGGGCGGCAGCGAAAGGCACGGGTCTCGTTCGCGAGTACGAGGGCATCGCCTGGATTCCGGGCAACAACGGAACTGTCACACCATGGGTTGCTGTTCGCATGTACAACGATGCGGGCGACGGCTCGCAGATGTACGTGATGCCAATCAACGAGCAGCACTATGGCAGCGCCAATGCCGGCACCCTAGGGGACTGTGGGTCGTTCTTCAAGGGGAAGGGAGTCGACATTGGCTACCCGCAAAGCGAAGACTTCATCATTGCGCAGCTGGATGAAAACGGTAATATCCTGCGCCGAACCCGCATCAACGGGGCAGGCGTCCCTGGTCGCTGGTACTTCCCCGAGAATGGATATTTCGGGACCGAAACCACCCTAACTCCATCTTCAGTGGCAAACGTGACGGGCATCAACCTAATCCAGAGCCTTGGACGTTATTCGGGGTCGTGTACTGGCGGTCATCTGATGATGCTTCAGCGCCAGGAAACAGCGGGTGGCGAGCTGGCGCAGTTCTATGCGGGCACGGCAAAAGTCGGCGGGATTACCTTGACCGCCACCGCGACCGCATTCAATACCTCATCTGACAAGAGCCTTAAGGTGGACAAGGGGGAAATGCCGCAGGAAGTCGCTGACCAAATCGTCAGCGCAGTTCAATGGCATTCGTTCCAATGGAAGCGTGACGGCAGCTCGGACTACGGGACGTTTGCACAAGAACTGTGCGAGGTATTTCCGCTTGCGGTGACGGTGGGCGGGAGCCAGACGCAGACCGATGGAGATGGCGCTGAGATCACGTTATACAACCCCTGGTCGGTAGACTATTCAAAGTTGGTTATCCCGATAGGTCGATCCCTACAATGCTTGCTTCGAGAGCACCGCGAACTCAAGGAGCGCTTCGTCGACCTTGAGAGACGTCTCGCCGCGCTTGAAGTTAGATGATGCTTGCGGGGCAGCCCTGGTCGTCGGATAGGGCTCGCCCTCATTCTCATAACGGGTTTTGGAAGGTATAGTGCCTTGAATGTGTGAAATTTAAGGTGAGTCAGGTGGGGAATGGAAACTGGTCGGTAGTTTCGACAGTTAGGGCGCCAAAGCATCAAGTCGATCAATTTATCAAGCATTACCTAAGCCTCGGCGCCGACAAGGTATACGTTTGCTTCGACGACCCTGAGTTTGCCGAGTACGACGCAGAACTGTTCGGTGACAAAGTCGTGTCAGTTGTATGTGACCCTTGGTACTGGGCAAATGTGAAGCGCGTGAATCCTTACCTAGGATCCCACCAGCGTCCTGGCACAGTAGAGATTCGACAGCACATAAACATGCTTGCGGCCAGACAGAAAATGGAATCTGAATGGCTATTACATGTGGATGTAGACGAACTCGTATACGCCAGAAAACCGGTAGCAGATGTTCTCTCAGAATTCCCTGAGTCGGTTTTTTCGGTGGTGCTGAGGACGTTAGAGGCTGTTTATGACCGAGTGCCAGAAATTGGCGAAGACTTCAAAACTCACCTTTTCCGGAAATTCACCAGGAATGATTCTGTCCTTGATAAATTCATGGATAGTGAGGTCAAAGCGGTGTCCTGGGGTGGCTACTGGGGGGTCACTATTGGCAAGACATTCGTCCGGAAAGAACCAGAAATACTAAGGATGTCAGTTCATCGGCCTGTGCCGGTGAATTCAAATCTTTTTGAAAACGTGGAAACAGACTACCTCGATATGCTGCACTTCGAAGGCCAGTCTTTCCCTGCGTTCAAGGAGAAGAGCCTTCTGAGAATCCAGAAGGATGTTGCAAAGCTAATGAATGCCAGGTTTAAGAAACGCTTAGGATTGATTAAAGAGTATTTTGATAAGTCTGGTGATGATGGTCTTTTAGACGTCTACAAAAAGTTTTATGTATTGTCTGGTGATGCTCTTAAGGACGCAATGTCTCTTGGTTTCGTAGTCAGCATAAAATGGGACGAATACAAGGGCGTGGCCGACGACGCAGCGCCTTTGAATAATCCGGTGCACCACAGGGGGCAATCAATCTCCTCTTGGCAGGGCGACATACTTAAAACCGCTCATAGCGGCTACCTGGCGATTAATAACTCGCACGTGGTAGCCTCATATGATCCATCCGCATTGACGAAGGCGGCGCTGCGCCTAATTCCTGTAGAAATCTTCATCAATAACTCTTCAGCGACCCTGGTTGCTAGGGAAGAGGCGGGAAATCTCTACGGAGAAGTCAGGGAAGACGGATCAATTCTGATGCAGGCCGACATTGAGAAAGTGTCGAAATTCGACGTTTTGGATAGAGGCGAAATCGGAATCTGCCTGTCCCATGATGGGAAGTACGTTTGCGCTGCTAAAAACGGCGGCGTGTTAGCCGATCGCGAGTCGCCATCTGCCTGGGAAACATTTCAAGTACGAAGAGTGTTTCCGCAGGTCAGCTGGTTCTCTTAACACCGAATTGACGGCACCGAGATGTCCGAAAGATCAGCTCCAACCTTCGGGCACTTTAACTGAATCGCCATGGGTATCTCGGATTTGAGAAAGGAGCCCTGGGGTTAGAGTGACGTCGTATTCCGATTCAGGGAGCATGATGTCTTCGTGCTCCTGGCCGTCTTCAAAACGGATCTTGCGCAGCGCGTCAGTGTTTGTAGCCTCCCATCCAGCGGTGGTGGCCAATGCCCAAGCTAGGGAGCGCCCTTTGAGGTCTTCTATCTGAATCATTGCTGGCTTCCTTAAATTGTTGATAGCCGATTATGGCAGCCTTCAGGGAAGCAAGCCATGGGTGTCTGAGGCGAAGCTGCACGAGCAAGGCAGGACGCATCAGCAAGCACTAACATTTTATTCTCAAAAACAATAATTTCCCCTGATCCTGGCCTTTGATCTTAACGACCTGAAGCGTTATCACACTTCCGTCAGCCATTGCCTGGATGCCTTCATTCTCAATCCGATCAACATCGACGCCAAGCCTTAAGAGCTGAGCAGCGAATCCGGATGGCGACACATAGCGCGACTCCGAAATTTGTCCGGTTTTGTCGAATTTATTAATTCCAAAGTATGTGTATGGGGATTCCTCTGATGGGGAGGCCCAGTATCCACCCATAGACATCACGTAACCATCATCAAGAACTGCAAAGCCCTGATGTTTAGGTATGTGGAATCGCTGCGATTCGCGGTATCCCGTATATTCGGGTTTGAATGAGATGTCTCCGATGTGGTTGAAATCGCTATCTAGTATTGAATAGTCGCCCCGGCTTTGCCCTATGATATCTTTTTTGGTTTTAAATCTTTCAACATACCAATTCCCATTCTTTCTATAAAAGCTTTGGCCTACGTTTGTTTCTAGGGGTTTGATCTTTGTTGCAGAGCCGAAGCCGTTATCGCCATCCTTAAGATTGAAATGGGCAAGTTCGTTGTTTGATCTTATATAAGCGAAGGTGTGGTCGCTTGTAGTGTCAACAACTATGCCTTCTGATATGGAGCTCTGCGGATCTTCCATTATGTAGGTAGAAAGCTGAACGCCTGAGCTCCACTGGTATTTCTCGATGACTCCGTGCGCTGGCTTTCCGTTCGAATATCGAAGGACAAATAATAAGTTTTGTTTCTCGTCTATATAAAAGCCCTGTGGGTATGTGTATTTTGCATTTATAATTTTGTTTGTTTCGTAATAGCTTTTAGACTTGAACTCAAGCGATCTTTCTATTTTAAAGTCGGGCGCTGGTTCTGAGTGATTGGAGTTCTTGAATTTTTCCGTGATCTCTGAAATGTTTGAGTTCAACTGATTCCCCAAAACGTCTGCATCTGCAAGTCGACAAAGCGTTAATGCCGGAATCAACGCAAAAGAAAAATACAAAATTCTATTCATTCAATTCTTCCGTTGTGCGTTTGTTCGCCGGACGCAGTAATGCTGCGACAGACGACTGCCAATTTACTCGTAGCACATCCACCCCCGGCGTTCATTCGAACGTTCGGCAACGCCAGCGGCAAGTAGTTCTGGCGGCTTCAATATCTTGGAGGCTACCACACCGGTCACGCAGCAGCAGTTACTGCAGATCCTCCCGAATGCCGGCCCACTTGCCGGCTTTTTTACGCCTGGAGAAAACATGTCAATCACTTCGCAACAACTATTGCTGATTCTGCCGAACGCCCGCAGCCAAGCGGGCGTTTTTGTTCCTGTCCTCAACACGGCGATGCAGCGGTACCAGATTGTCGGCAGCAAGCGGGTGGCCGCGTTCATCGCCCAGATCGGCCATGAGTCTGGCCAGCTTCAATGGGTTCGTGAGATTTGGGGGCCGACACCTGCTCAGCGCGGGTACGAAGGCCGGAAGGACCTGGGCAACACAGTGCCAGGTGATGGCTCCAAGTATCGCGGCCGTGGCCTGATTCAGGTGACCGGCCGGGCGAATTACGCCGCGTGCGGCGAAGCGCTGGGCGTGGACCTGGTCAATCAGCCGGAGCTGCTGGAGCAGCCACAATACGCCTGCCTGTCGGCTGCATGGTTCTGGGCGACCAAGGGGCTGAACACCCTGACCGATGCCGGCGACTTCGAGCGGATCACCCGGCGCATCAATGGCGGTCTCAATGGTCAGGCTGACCGGCTGGCTCTGTGGAAGAGGGCCAGCGAGGTACTGGCATGAATGAGCAAGTGATGAAATTGCTCACCTCTATAGCCATTACCTTGAGGCTTGATGGTTATAAGCGCGGCTGGCGCCTGATAGTGGCAAGCCACGTGTCCAGCAGCACCAGCCTGTGTGATGCAGAAGCCATCGAGCTCACTACATCTGCCGGCCGGCAAAGAATTCAGCTTCGACATCAGCCAGAAAAGCTGAGTAAAACTCAAATCCAAGGGCTGCCAATGTTGCTGGATGATCATCCTCGACAGGCTTATTAAGGTGCGACTTTGGTGGGTTGAACCACTCTCCGTGGTTTTTGACTGGCAGCGCAATTACATGGGGCGACGTAATTACCATGAATAGTTTGTCGATATCGTGCTGATTGAAATTTTCCTGTGTGATCTCTAGGTTTTCGATAAAGTTGCCGTTCGAATCCTTTGATTTCACAACGAGCGAGCCAGGATTATCCTGGGTGAGCTCCTGAATTGAGTGGTTGTCAGCATCGCGCGCCTGCTTCAGATATCTCAGCAATGCATCCTTCTTGCGCAACATTTGGTATCGGCCCTGCCATGGCTGGAATCTGGCGCGCTGCTGTTGGCATGCCCTTTCTGTTTTTATCCATACCTTTTCTAGGCATGAAAGAAACTCACGCCACTCCAGTTCAAACGTTTCAAAGTCACCTGCACTATTCATTGAGTTAATCGCGCGCGCGGCTGCATTTAGCTCGGCTTTTGGGTGTTTCAACGGGTAATGCATAGCGTCATCCTTAGACTGGTTCGCGAGCAACATTCTACTGAGATTTAGACGCTGAGGGCCGTTTACGGCACCTGTTTTGCTGCGTTTTAAGTTTCAATACAAACGCGTGGCAATAGCCGGAGTGGTGATCAACGGTTGCAATCACTCCGGCGTCATCAGTACCGCGAGCGTCAGCTTGATGAACTCTTCATTTTTATCGATGGTGTCCAGGGCGCCACGCACGTTGTCGGCGACGTCGGCCGCTCCTCGCTGCTCTACC